AATCTCGTTCTGGTGCAAGTATAAAGGCCGCGTCTTGAAAAGTCAAGATGAAAGTTCAAGAAAATTGAACAAAGCTCTTGACTAAACAAGAATCCTGTGCTATTGTAAAAATGTCCAAGAAACTTGTACATGAAAGGAGCGTGCAAAATGAGTGCAACTGAGATGATTTATAAAATCATTGATGAAAAATGCTTGAAGCAATCAGCGGTTGCGAGGGCAGCAGGCTATGACCCGAAAAAATTCAATGCTCTTCTTCGCGGACGGAAGAAGATGACATCGGAGGACGTCGTGCCAATTTGTAAAGCGTTGGGCGTAACTCCGAATGAGCTTTTCGGGGTTGACCGCTGACCCGCCGAAGAGTGCGGGAGGGAGGAGGAAGGTCGATGGTAAACGAAGAAGCTCTGTGCATCGCAGTCAGCATATTGGCAGCGGCGCTCAGTACAGCAGGAACCGGACTATTTGTGGTAGGAATCGAGAAAGACAACGATGTTCTTCAGGACATTGGGGTCGGACTTGAAACGCTGGCAATTATTTTAGCGGTGTGGGGTGCATTGTCGTGCTTAACTCTTCTTGCATCGCGTGCATAGCGGCGATCTGAGCGCGAACAAATTCATCGGACAGCCCTTTGGAATCCGGATCTGACATGGAAAGAATCATGCTTTTTCCGTAAGTGCTCAGAGCGTCCTGCGTTTTGGGACTGGAAAAAAGGACGGCATAGGAGCAATCGGCATTTATCCGCAGCGTATTTTCTGCGGAAGGGTCTGCCATATACTCGGATGCCGTGCTGAGAAATGCCCGATAAGCTTCCGTTTTGGCATGGAAGAAGAGCTTTTCGGATTCCAGATCGTGAGTGGCCTGCACGGTGTACTTGGTCAAGCGATATGTGGAGTACAGGTTAACGGCAGAAATGATACACGATGCAATGGCCGCGAGGGCAGTAATAATGTCAATCGACATGAGAAACACATCCTTTCTGAAAGGATTGTATCACGCAGCGGGAAAGCGGACAAGCCACTGACCCGCCGAAGAGTGCGGGAGAAAGGAGAAAAAGATGGACGACGAAAGCAAAAAGCCCTGCGCTCCTGTGGAAGAGGAGGGCAGGGACTACGATGCACTGGGACTGTTCCGCCGCGAGGGAGACAACGAGACCCTGATGGCGGCGATGGGCCTGTGGGAGTTTCTTCCGGCATGGATGGACGCCCGGCGGATGGCGCTGGTTGACCCGGACTATAACCGGAAAATATCGGCTATGGTCGCTGATCTGGCCGGAACGGTGCAGAAAGCAGCTCAAGAGATGGCCGAATGGGGTCAGGAAGAGTGCGCACCGGGCAGGATGGAATAAATTCCAGCGGGATACGACCGGACTCAAACATCAGATAAAGGGCGGCTGTACACATTTCGCAATTCTGGAGGCCGATTTGGTTTGCATGGTCACAGAGCGTCGGCGGCGTCCAGACCGGCACGGCGTTCGGGCGAGCGATACAACGTATCTCAGACCCGGCGGGAGGCAGGATGCCCAACGAATCAAAAGGACAGCGTATCCGAAAGTAAAATTTGTAGAGGCCTATCAAAGAATCACCTCCTTTCTGGGGGTATTGTATCACATCTTAAAAAGTTTGGCCACGAAACGGGCCGCTGACCCGCCGAAGAGTGCGGGAGAAAGGAGAAAGATATGGAAGAAATGCTGAAGGATCTGAACGGGCCGTGGAGCAATGCGGCCTGCATGGGCTACTGCCTGATTGCAATGCGGCGGGCGGGGCTGAGCCCCACGGCACAGAGCCGGGTGCTGCGGGTGCTGGAAGGTGTGTTTGACGATGTGAGCATCGAGGACGCTGAAAAGGCCGGATATGCCAATACGGAGGAGTAAGAAATGAACCGTTACATGATCGTGATCCCGGCGAAGAACCGGAGTTTTATGCTCAAGTGCGACGAGGGGGACGGTGCGAAGCTGGAGACCCTGCAGAAGCTGGTGAGCGGATATGTGGAGACCGTGCCGTCGGCGTTGGACGCCACCTGGGCGCGGGAGGAAGCCGACCGGCTGGTGCTGCTGGTGGACGAAGAAGGCCGAATGAAGTGCAAGCCTGCGAACCAGAAGGCCACGCAGCTTGCCCCGGCGGACGTCACGGCGAACGGCAAGCTGCCCATCGTGGGCGCTGCCGTGCTGATGTTCCAACGTGGCGACGAGCTGCTGGGGTTTACAAAGCACGTGGCCGACACCATTTGCAGCGAGTGGCTGGCATGAAGAGGTGAGACATGAGCCAGGAAGAACGCCCCTTTGACCGGTGGCAGGCGCGAGCACTGTGCCAGATGATGCGGGATTTTTACGCGCAACCGGAGAACCGGGCCGCATTTGAGGTGTGGCAGGCTAACCGGAAAAAAGAAAGGCCCGCCGATGCTGGAACACCGACGAGCCAGATAACGATAGGGGACAAAACCTATCAGGTGGAGTATACCACAACGAAAGCAAAAATACCAGTATAGGCCGAATCATAAGGAGAATTGCAATGAAAACGAAGATGAAGATACAGGCGCTTTACCTGACCGGCACTGCGCTGCTGATCGGCGCGGCGGGGGTGGGCGACGGCATCACCTTTGACACCGTGGGCAGCTGGACGGGTGCGGTCATCCTGGCCGTGCTGCTGGCCGCCGGCGGCATCGTCTGCTGGGGCTATGGCAGGGGCTTGGAAATTGAGCAGGCGGAGAAGGCGCAGCTGCGCCGGTACTACCGGAGGCTGAAGAGCTGCCAGAGGACGGCGGAAGAGAAGAACGACAGGCATAGTGCGTAAAGGAGAAGAGTGCAATGGTACGAATTGAGATTAAGAAAGTGACGAATGGGCAGGTGATGCTCGGCATAGAGGCAAAAAAAGAAGCGCCGGATGAGGTGCTGACGTGTGCCGCCCGCGGCTTTGTGGGTGTGGCAAGGCATCTGCTGGGGCCGATGGCGACCAACCCACAGTTTTCCGAGGAAATTTCGAGGGGCATCAAGGAAATGCTGCTGGATACGGAAGACCTCAAGGTAACGCGGGGCGTAGAGGGCAAAGAAGCAAAGTTTATGGCAGCGCTGTACGGAATGAATGCGGGGGAGCAGAAATGAAACTGGAAGAATACGAGCAGATCATGCGCACCGGGACGCCCAGCGACCGGGCGCGGGCCATCGCAGCAGCGAGCAATGACAAGGAGCTGAGCGAAGAGGAGTTCCACCAGCTGACGGCCCTGATCAAGGGGGCTGTCCGGCCCAGAGCCCGGAAGATGACGCCGGACGAAGCGAAGCTCTGGGCCGAGGTAAGCCGGGTGAATACCCGGCTGAAGCAGGAGATGGCGGCAGCCAGTTTTACGGTGCGGGCCATGCCGGGCGACCTGCAGGAGGACGCCATCAACATCCTCGCAAAGACCGTGAGCGGGATGAGGGGCGATCTGTTCCGCCTGATGGAGGAGACCAGGGAGCCATGATAAGCCGGAAACAGTGCGTCCACGTTTTTGAGATAACCCGTCCGGGATGCTTAGCGTGTGCCGGGCGGGATGAGAAGTGCAGGGAGTACAAAGAGCATGAAAAACAAGATGAGTCTCACGACGGAGCTGGATCTGACCCGGGAGGGAACGGCTGAGATGACCCGGTGGTGCATCCTGATCGCGCTGCATCAGAGCTTTGGCATTGGCGCGGCGCGGCTGAACAAGGTTCTGGCCCGGGCAGAAAAGCTGGGGCAGGAGAGTCTGGATGTAGCCATGACAGCGAACGACCGAGGGATGCCCTCGACGGACAGGAGCCTTGCTTTGCGGCGCAGCTGGATGCCGAGGAATGTAGATCCCGACTTCCGGGTGCCGGTGCTGCGCAGCCCCCGCACCCGGCGGGAAGAGCAGCTGCGGATGGCGGGCGACGTGGCGGCCAGCATGGTCTGGACGCTGTGCGCTGAGGCCTGCATCGAGGAGCTGGGCTTCGGAGCCGGGCGGCTGAACCGGCTGAAAGAAGAGGCACTGGCCAACTACCGGCAGGTGAACGAAGAAGGTCACGCGGACGGGCTGGATGTGGCGATGGAGCATCTGCGCCGGTGTGCGCAGGACGCGCTGAAGGAAGAGGTCGCTGTGGACGAGCAGCCGGACGAGGACCGGGTAAAGCAGAGCGAGCGGGACTACGAGGAGCAGAAACGGGCGTTTTTGAAGCGGGCCGTGATGCAGCAGCTGGGGCGCCGGGCCGGGAAGGGTGGGCTGCGGGTGCTGAGCGAAAAAAAGTTGGAAGAAAAGGCTGCGGCTGCGATGGCCGAGCTGAAGGAGAGCACATGGGCAAAGCGAATCTCTACACTGTAAGGGACTGCAAGACCGGGAAGAAGGGCTGATATGGGAACCAGATATATATACACCGTGCGGGACTACAAGACCGGCGCGGTGATCGCAAAGGGGACCTCGCTGCATCTGGAGGCGAGCGGCGTGATACCGAAAGGGCAGAAAGCCTCCACGTGGGTAGAGCACCAGAACAAGCTGAAGCACGACCGGCAGTACCTGATCGAGAAGGAAGTATACGGGCGGACAAGGCCGGAAGCAAAGACCCGGACGCTGAACGTATGCACCTGCTACGACGCTGCGGACAACGTGCTGGCCAAAGGCACGGCCAAGGGGCTGAAAAAGCCCAAGGTCAGGCCCAAGCTGCGGAAGATAAAAGACCCGACGCCGCTGGACTACGACGTCCACGACCTGATGGAATATAACGCTGCCGCCCGGAAGATGGGCAGACCGGAACTGACCTACGGCTACTGGGCAGCAGCGGGAAAACCGGGGCGGCCCTGATGAACCACAAGACACCTTGCAAGGACTGCCCTGAACGGAATCCTCTCTGTCACGACCAGTGCGAAACATACCGGCACTGGAAGGAGGAAAAGGCCAAAGAGGCAGCCTACACCAAGCGAAAAAAAGAAGACGGCGTGATACACAGAAGGGATTTTGACAAGGAGTTCTGGATGTGAGCGAGGCCCCGGCGGGCAACTGCCGGGGCTTTGGCGACGAAGATGATATAAAGCGAGATGGGTGCCGCCGAGGAAACTGGGCGGCAGGCATATCGGTTTATATAAAGGTAAACCTCTTTTATAAAAAGCGTCCGGGCGGGCGCTTTGGGGAGCTAGTATACCCGTTATTTCTGTGACGGTGGGGGCCACAGAAAAGAAAATAACACAGGACGCTGAAGATCAGAGGGAGGGTACAGGATGAAGAAGAGCTATACCCGGGAGAAGAGAACGCTCTGCGGGGAGGAGTACATGGAGGTGGACCTCTACCCCATCACGCCCGAGGAGCATGCGGCCAGGCGGGGAAAGAAAACAAAGCCCAGCAGCGAGCGGCAGAAGAAGAGAAACGCCCGGCGGAGCCACCGGTGGAAGGTGCAGAAGGCCAACGCCAACTTTACCATCATGGGGTTTTACCTGACCCTGACCTACATAGACACCTTTTTGCCCGAGAGCATGGAGCAGGCCCAGCGAGATCTGCGCAACTACATCCGGCGGGTGAAGGCAGCAGTGGAGAAGCTATATGGTCTGAGCGCCGAGGTGCGGGTAATGGCCGTGACCGGGTGCGGCCGAAAGACCCAGCGATACCACCACCACCTGCTGATCGAGTGTCCGGGGCTGACCATGCGGCAGAACGCGGACTTCCGGCAGCTGCTGGAGGACAAGTGGGCCGTGCGTTGGCCGGACGGCAACGTGGAAAGCCTCGGCACGGCCAACGCCGACCGGCTGAACCTGCAAAACAGGCTGGATGACCTGATCACCTATTTCGGCAAGCACGGGGATATGCGCTGGTACGAGACCCGCAACCTCAAACTGCCGGTGGAGAAAACGCCAAACGACACCAAGTGGAGCCGCAAGCAGCTGCGGAAGGGCTGCACCGAGTGCAAGGACAACGCCTACTGGTGGGAACAGAGATACCCGGGGTGGAAGTTTATCCGCTGCGTGGTGCCGGAGCCGGACGCGCCGGGCGACGAAAAAGAGGGCTGGGACGCGGACGAGCTGCGCTGCTATGTGGTGATGGCGAAGCGGAAGGTGCGTGAGGGTGCGAAAGTTCGCACCTGACAGACAAAGTACCGGTATTTTGCGCGGTAAAAACGCGCTTTATTCGCGCGCGGGAAGGAAACGCGCGGGAAGACGGGAGGCGGGGCTGTGACGCGGGAACAAAAGAAGACGGTACGAAAGGCTCTGCGCCGCTGTGGGCGCAGAGCCTGCGAAGTATGCGCACCCGGCTGGGGCGAGGTGGCGGCCAAGACGCTGGCCTACTACGACAGGACCGACCCGGTGTGTGCCGAGCTGCTGCGGCTGCGGTATCTGGACGGCCTGAGCGAGTCCGCCGTGCTGGGCAGGCTCTACATTGGCCGCACCACCTACTACCACAAGGAGCTGGAGGCGCTGAGCACCGTGGCCATCTACGCGGCGGCGGTAGGGCTGCTATAGCGTTGGTATAGCGTTGGCATAGCGTGATGAGGCTGGGGAGACCCGGCCTGTTTGTTCTGCCTGGCTCTCAAATGTCCGCAGTAGTTTTGTTTTTCCGGCGGCGATAGACTGGGAGGGAAGAACTACAGAGGGGAGGTAGAGCGATGGCCAAGCGGGCATATTGCAAAAACACGGTAAAGGGCTCCCAGCGGGGGCGGAAGTACCCGCCGAAGGTGCGGGCTGAGGTGCTAATGGCCATGCTGTCGTCTGGCTCCATCTGTGCGGTAGCCCGGCGGTACGGCGTACCGGAGAGCACCATTCGCAGCTGGATGGCGGAGGAAGCCGGCCGGAGCGACGCCTTTGCAAAAGAGCGGCAGGCTGCTGCGCGGGAGATCGCGATCCGGGCCAGCCTCGGGGCGAGGGCGCAGGTGAGCTATTTGCAGAGCCGTGTGGACGAGAGCCAGCGGGCCGCGCAGGTACAGGCCAAGCTCCACCGGAAACTGGACGAGGACGCCCGGGCCAGAAACTTTGCCATTGGCACGATGCTGAAGGGGGACGCCGAGGAACTGGCAGACGCCACGGAGACCGGGCTTGTGCTGTACGCTGCCGAGGGCAGCTACGACCGGCAGCTGGACAGCGAAGAGCGAAAACTACTGGACGCTCAGCTCGAGCGGTACGGTGAGCGCGTGATGAGCGACAAGAACGCCGCCGCCATGGCCACCGTGCTGATGACCGTGGCCGAAAAGGCTGCGGCAATGGTACCCAGCAAGAGTCAGAGCGAGGGCAATGCCCCACCGCTGGTGGAGATCGGAGCCGAGGACCGGGAAGAAAAAGGGCCGGAGGTGATGGTGGATGGAACGTAAGAGCCACAACGGACGGCCCGTGATCTGGACGCCGCAGCCGAGACAGGCAGCTTTTATGGCCCGCACAGAGGACGAAGCTCTGTACGGCGGGGCTGCCGGCGGCGGAAAGAGCGATGCGCTGGTGATCGAGGCGCTGCGGCAGGTACACATCCCGCACTACCGGGCGCTCATCCTGCGAAAGACTTACCCGCAGCTTTCGGAGCTCATCGACAAGACCATGCGGTATTACAAGCCTGTTTTCCCGCAGGCACGGTACAACGGAACAAGCCGCTGCTGGACCTTTCCCAGCGGGGCAAAGATCTATTTTGGCAGCCTGCATCACGCGCAGGACAAGTACAACTATCAGGGCAAAGCCTTCGACTTTATCGGCGTGGACGAGCTGACCCACTTTACCTGGGACGAATACAGCTATGTCATGAGCCGCAACCGCCCCAGCGGCCCCGGCACCCGGGTCTACATCCGGGCCACGGCAAACCCCGGCGGGGTGGGGCATGGCTGGGTGAAGAGCCGATTTATCAGCCCTGCCCCGGCGGGTACACGGATGGTGCAGCTGATGAAGGTAAAGACGCCGGACGGGGATGAGATCACCCGGCGGCGCACCCGCATTTTTATCCCGTCCACCGTCTTTGACAACCCGGCGCTGTTGGAAAATGACCCGGGCTACATCGGCACACTGGCCTCGCTGCCGGAGGCCGAAAAGCAGGCACTGCTCTACGGCAGCTGGGACAGCTTTTCGGGGCAGGTGTTCACCGAATGGCGGAACGACCCGAACCATTACAAGGACCAGCGCTGGACCCACGTTATCGAACCGTTCCCCATCCCGGAACACTGGAAGATATGGCGGGGATACGACTTTGGTTTCTCGAAGCCGTTTTCGGTGGGGTGGTATGCAGCGGACGAGCGCGGGCGGCTCTACCGCATCAAGGAGCTTTACGGCTGTACCGGCACACCCAACGAGGGTCTGAGAAAGGACCCGATGGAACAGGCACGGATGATCCGGGAAGCGGAGGAAAATGACCCGCTGCTGAAAGGCAGGGTCATCTTGGGCGTGGCCGACCCGGCCATCTTCGACGAGAGCCGAGGCGAGAGCATCGCGGACATGCAGGAGAAAAGTCCGGACTTTCTGCACTGGATGCCCGGCGACCACACCCGCCTGGCGGGAAAGATGCAGTTTCACTACCGACTGGCTTTCGGCGAAGACGGCAGGCCGATGCTGCAGGTCTTCAACACCTGCAAGCACTTCATCCGCACCATCCCGAACCTCGTCTATGACGAGAGCAATGTGGAGGACATCGACACCACGCAGGAGGATCACATCTACGACGAGTGCCGGTATGTGCTGATGGAGAACCCCATCAGCGCCGCAAAGCACACCCAGCCGCCGCCCATGCTGGACGACCCGCTGGATATGGATCCGAGGAAGGACAAGACGAGGTTTATGAGGATCTGAATTGTTTTGTGCTCCGCGCAGGTCAGAGCGCTTTTGCATTAAGGCTAATGTTCTCTTTTGGTGTCAAAAGAGAACCAGAAAACCACCAGCGATTTCGACGCGCTGGATCCACGAGAAAGGGGCTGCTCGCCCCTTTCAGACCCCAAAGGAGTAGTCGAAACGGAAAAAAGCTAGCCGCTTCGCTAAACGCTTTTTTCTCGTTTCTCCGATTTACGGCTTTGCCGAGGATTTCAGGCTTTAGAAGGTGAGAACAGTTGAACGAAAGAGAAACAGATATGATGGCGGCGGCCGCCGACAACGAGCCGCAGGCGCAGACAGAAGGAGCCAGTCTGGCCGGGGTGCTGGATGGTGAGCAGCCCATCGGCGAGAAGGAGATCAGCGAGGCGATGGCTGTGCTGGAGAAGTACAAGTCGGCCAAGGCCAGCCTCGACAAGCGGATCATCGACAACGAAGAATGGTACAAGCTGGGCCACTGGAAGCAGTACGGCAACCGGGTGATGGAGGGCAAGCGAGCCCCCAGCACGGGGTGGCTGTTCAACTCCATCGCCAACAAACACGCCGACGCCATGGACAACTACCCGGAGCCGAACGTGCTGCCGAGGGCGCAGGACGACGAGGAGACGGCAAAGCTCCTCTCCGAGATCCTGCCGGTGCTGCTGGAACAGGCCGACTACGAGAGCGTGTACAGCGACACCTGGTGGCGCAAGCTCAAGCAGGGTACCGGCGTGAAGGGCATCTTCTGGGACCCGGCGCTGCGGGACGGACTCGGGGACATCGCCATCCGGAGCATGGATCTGCTGATGCTCTACTGGGAGCCGGGGGTGGAGGACATCCAGGACTCGGCCAATTTCTTCTCGCTGGCGCTGGCTGACAACGACCGTCTGACGGCCCGGTGGCCTCAGCTCGAGGGCAAGGCGGGCAGCAGCGGCATCACCGTGGGGCAGTACGTCAGTGACCAGAACATCGACACCAGCGAAAAGAGCGTGGTGGTGGACTGGTATTACAAGCGGGAGAAGCCCGGCGGCCAGACCGTAGTGCATTACTGCAAGTTCTGCAACGGCGTGGTGCTCTACGCCAGTGAGAACGACCCGGCGATGGCCGAGACGGGCTTCTACGACCACGGAAAATATCCCTTTGTGTTCGACCCGCTCTTTGTGGAAGAGAACAGCCCGGCGGGCTTTGGGTACATCGACGTGATGAAGGACACGCAGGACACCATCGACCGGATGACACAGGCCATGGACGAGAACACGCTGGCAGCGGCCAAGAAACGCTACCTTATCTCGGACACGGCGGGCGTGAACGAGGACGAGCTGCTGGACACGGCGAAAGATGTGGTGCATATCACGGGACGGCTGGACGAGCGGGGCTTTATGGAGCTGGAGACGGCTCCGCTGCCCTCCAACACCATCGCCTACCAGCAGAACCGTGTAGCCGAGCTGAAGGAGATCAGCGGCAACCGGGACGTGAACCAGGGCGGCGCCACCAGCGGCCTGACCGCTGCTTCGGCCATCGCAGCGCTGCAGGAAGCAGGCTCGAAGCTCAGCCGGGATATGCTGAAGAGCTCTTACCGCTCCTTTGCAAAAGAATGCTACTTCATCATCGACCTGATGCGGCAGTTCTACGACGAGAGCCGCGTCTACCGGATCACCGGCCAGCAGGGCGGCACGGAGTACCGGGAGTTTTCCGGTCAGATGCTGCGGCCGCAGCCGGTGGAGAGCGTGGGCGGCGTGGAGCTGGGCGCCCATGAGCCGGTGTTCGACATCACGGTGAGCGCGGCCAAGAAGAGCACCTTCAGCCGCCTTAGCCAGAACGAGACGGCGAAGGAGTGCTACCAGCTGGGATTCTTTGCTCCGGCCAACGCCGACGCTGCACTGGCGTGTCTGGACATGATGGACTTCGAGGGCATCGAGAAGGTGCGTCAGCGGGTGGCCCAGAACGGCACCCTGTACCAGCAGCTGCAGCAGGCCATGGCGCAGATCCAGCAGATGGCGGCGGTCATCGACCAGCAGAACGGCTCGAACCTGAGCGAACAGGCCGGTGCTGCGGCCGCTGCCATGACCGGCGGCGGAGGCGGTGGAAAGACCAGCGCAAAAACGGTGACCAACTCTCTGGGCGGACAGGTGGGCGGCGGAACGAACCCGCTGGCCACGAAGGCGGCAGAGAGGGCAATGAACATCAACAATCCGAATAAGTGAGGAGGTTCTACATGATCAAAATTGAGATGATGGATACGGACAAAGGCTATAGTTTGGCTGCAAGCGGTCATGCAGGCTACGCCCCGGCGGGGCAGGACATCGTGTGTGCGGCGGTTTCTGTGCTGGCGCAGACGCTGGCAAACAAGGTAGAAGCTGCTGCAAGGAGTGGAAGGCTGATGACGAGCTGTGTGCAGCATGGCGAGACTTTTGTGGTGCAGGCTCTGCCGAAACCCGGCCCGAACGCTTTGATGGTCGCAAGCTGGTTTGACTTTGTGGAAGAGGGCCTGCGTGCGCTGGCGGAAGAGCATCCGGACAATGTCGAGCTGGTAGTCACAGACGGCGGTGCAGATGATATGGACGAACCTGCCATGAAATTGCAGCTGTTTGCGGAGGGCGGCGGTGACGGTGCAGCGGCTGCTGGCGGCGATGGTGCCGCCCCTGCGGCGGCAGAAAAGGCGGCGTCTGCTCCCGCCCAGGGCAAAGGCCGGGAAGCTGCTGCCGCTGAGGTGGATGAGATGCTGAGCCCGGCGGAAGAGCCGGGCGCGGAGGAAGATGCTGCTGAAGGCGAGGGACAGGACGGTGCGGCAGACAAGAGCAGCACCGACCCGGAGGCACACCGGAAAGCGTTTGGCGAACTGATGCGGGGCGAGTACAACCGGGAGTTTGGCGAGATGATCGTGCAGGCCACCCGGAAAGCCTACGACAGCATCCTGAACGAGCAGGGGCCGGTGGGGCGTATCCTGAACGCTCTGGGCCAGAAGTACGGCACTGCTCCCGGCGACTACGAGGCACTGGCTGAGGCCGTGGAGGGCGGCATGGTGAAGGATGACGCCTACTACGAAGACATGGCCATGAAGAAGGGCATCAGCGTCCAGCTGGCCAAGGAGATGGACGCGCTGGAAAGCGAGAACGCCAAGCACCGCGCCGCAGAGCAGCAGAGGGCGGAGGCCGCCAAGATGGAAGCCATCCAGCAGGAGTGGGACGCCGCTGCGGAGCGCATCCGGGCCGAGGACCCGGGCTTTGACATCAAGACGGCGCTGGCTGACCCGGACTTTGCCCAGATGCTCAAGCTGGGCGTGAAGATGGAGGACGCTTACAAGGCCCGCTACTTTGACGACATCATGGCCCGGCGCACCACCCAGACGGCCAAGACCGTCGAGAAAGGCGTGGAGGCCCGGATCCGCCAGCGGGGCGCACGGCCTGCCGAGAACGGCACCAACCCCGGCGGCGCGGCGGTGCTGAAGACGGACGTCTCCAAGCTGACGCCCCAGCAGTGCGAAGAGCTGGAACGCCGCGCCATGCGGGGACAGATCATCACTTTTTAACCGAAAGCTGCCGCTGCCCGGAGGAAACCTCTCAGCTTTGCAGTCCGCCTGACGGCGGCGCTGCAAAGCAGCTCTCCTAGAAAGGAGAGCCTTTCTTAAAGGAAATGGCGGCTCTCAATAAAGCACAAGAGTAAACGAAGGGAGTAAGAAACATGAAGAACCACATGAATCTGCAGCTGTTTGCGCAGCCTGCAAACCACACCGGCGCGACCGGCATGAGCGCCGAGATGAAGACCTACTACGAGAAGCGTCTGCTGGATCAGGCGGAGCCGCTGCTGGTGCATGACCAGTTCGGCGACAAGTACCCCATCCCGGCCAACAACGGCAAGACCATCGAGTTCCGCAAGTACGAGAGCCTGCCCAAGGCCACCGAGCCGCTGACCGAGGGCGTGACTCCCAATGCTCAGGCTCTGACCGTCACCCCCATGACCGCCACCGTGAAGCAGTACGGCGGCTGGGCAGCCATCACCGACGTGCTGCAGCTGACTGCCATCGACAACAACATCACTCAGGCGACCAAGGTACTGGCATCTCAGGCGGGCCGTACGCTGGACACCGTGACCCGCGAGGTGCTGGCAGGCGGCACCAACGTCATCTACGCGCCGGCGGGCGACACTGCCGTGACCAGCCGCGCCAATCTGACCACCGCCAGTGTGCTGACGCCCGATCTCATCGACCAGGCGGCCACTGCCCTGAAGGCCCAGAATGCCGACGCCATCGGCGAGAGCTATGTGGCCATCGTCCACCCCTATGTGGCCTATGACCTGCGCCGCAACCCGGAGTGGATCGATGTCCACAAGTACGCTTCCCCCGAGAACATCTACAACGGCGAGATCGGCAAGCTGGCCGGTGTGCGCTTCATCGAGACCAGCGAGGCGAAGATCTGGACCGGCAGCGGCTGCCCGAGCGGTCTGGCCGTGTTTGGCACTCTGGTGCTGGCAGCTCATGCCTACGCTGTGACCGAGGTGGAGGGCGGCGGCCTGCAGCACATCGTCAAGCAGCTGGGTGCGGGCGAAGACCCGCTGAACCAGCGCGCATCCGTGGGCTGGAAGGCCATCAAGACTGCGGAACGTCTGTGTGAGCAGTACATGGTCCGCATCGAGAGCATCAGCCCGAAGTACAGCGCGAAGGCGAAGGCAAACTAAGGAGGAAATACTATGGCGACTAAGAAAGAGACTGCTGCGGCGGATGCCGTGGAGAACGCGGTGGAGACTGTGGAGAAGGCCGAGGCAGCGACCGAAGAGAAGGACGACGGCATGGTGACTATCCACCTGTTCAAGGATGACGACCGCTATTCGGCACCGGTGTTCGTGGGCGTCAACGGCGACAGCTACCTCATCCAGCGCGGCATGGACGTGAAGGTGCCGAAGGCTGTGGCCGAGGTGCTGGAACACAGCATCAAACAGGACGCCGAGGCGGCCCGGAAGAGTCAGGCCATGCAGGCGGCGGCCGGAACCCAGATGATGACCATTTGATATTTCCCCCGGTACAGCTTGCAGGCGCTTGCTGCGCCGGGGGATTTTGTTTTGGAGGTTTTTTATGACAGCAGGCGAAGCGATAAAGATGGCGGATGAGCTGAGGCCGAACAATCATTTTGAGAACCGGTTGAAGCAGCTATGGCTGCGGCAGGCAGACAGCGGGATGCGCCGGAACATCGTGGAGCGCAGCCAGACCGGCGGCGACTTTGAGGACAAGGGCGCGGATATTCTGTGGAACGACGGGCTGGAATATGACACCCCGCTGCTGGCCTGCTGTGCGGCAGAAGCACTTTATCCGCACTGGCTGGCTGCGCAGATGGACCTTGCACTGGGCGAGACGGCCCGGGCGGCGAATGAGCTGCAGCTCTACACGAGTTATGTGCAGGAGTTTGCGGTGTGGGTGAGGCGGAATTATATGCCGGTGGGCGGCGGGAAACTTTTAACGTGAGATATGTTCTCTTTTGCGTGCCAAAAGAGAACCAGAAAAGCACCAGCGATTTCGACGCGCTGGATCCACGAGAAAGGGGCTGCTCGCCCCTTTCAGACCCCAAAGGAGAAGTCGAAACGGAAAAAAGCTAGCCGCTTCGCTAAACGCTTTTTTCTCGTTTCTCCGATTGGAATAAGAACGAGAACCCGGAAGGAGGATGAAATGATAAACACAAGTCTGAATCAAATCAACAGCCAGCGGCAGCTACTGCGGGTATTTGGCGGGCTGAACGAGGGGTATGCCTGCAGCGAGGCAGAGCTGAGCGAGGAGAAAAACTTCTCTTCGCGGGGATACCCGGCACTCGAGACCCGCAAGCCCCGGCGGAAGGTGCGGGAAGCAGCCGGGATGAATGGGATGTACCATCTGAACGGCCTTTTGACCGTGGAAGGCACGACCCTGCGGTATGCCCCGGATGACGGCAGCGCCGCTGTGGAGCTGAAAGGCGCCCTAAGCGACAATGAAAAGAGACTGGTGGGCATGGGGACCAAGGTGCTCATCTGGCCGGACAAGATGTCCTTTGACACTGCGAGCGGAACGCTGAGTGCGCTGGGGTCCAGCTGGCAGCAGGGCGGAGTGAGTCTGACCGTGACCCCCTGCGATGCTGCCGGTGTAGTGTACACGCCGAATCTGTTCGGTGCGACCGAACCGGAAAGCCCGGAGAACGGCGATGTCTGGCTCAAACAGGCCGAAGACGCCCCGTGGAGCTACCGCGACGCCCTGAAGCTTTACAGCACGGCGGGCGGCTGGCAGAACATCCTACTGAATTACTGCCGCGTGACCTGCAAGGGGCTGGGCGAAGCTTTCAAAGCCGGGGACGCTGTGACGCTGACGGGCATCCCGTCTGTGGTGAAGAATGCTTACTCTTCTGATTTCAGCGGGGACGTAGTGGTGGACGACGTGGCCGGAGACTCGGTCATCCTCTCCATCGCGCCGGACATCGAGAGCGTTTTGTACTACGGCACCTGCGTGGTGACAGGCCAGAGCGTGGTGTGGACGGCCATGGACGGCAAGACCACCCAGACCTTCGACGGGCCTTTCCCGGACGTGACGGCCCAGCGGCGGGTGCCGAACCTCGACTGGCTGACGGAGCACAACAACCGTGTATGGGGCTGCTCGAGCACCGAAAACGTCATCTATGCCTGCAAGCTGGGTGACGCCACCAACTGGTTCTCCTATCGCGGCACGGCAGCGGACAGCTATGCCGTGACCGTGGGCAGCGACGGAGCGTTTACCGGCGCAGCTACCTGCATGGGATACGTGCTTTTCTTCAAGGAGAACGGCTTACACAAGCTCTACGGCACCAAGCCCAGCGACTACCAGATGAGCAGCATCCAGTGCTCGGGCGTGGCCAAGGGCGCCCACCAGAGCCTCTGCGTCATCAACGAGACACTGTACTACCTCTCGATGGACGGCGTCATGGCGTGGGACGGCAGCCTGCCCACCAAGGTGTCGGCCTCGCTGGACGAGACGGCCATGAGCCGGGTGACAAGGGCGGCCGCCGGCGGGCTGGTGGGGCGGTACTACCTGCACACCGAGAGCCCCGGCGGGCAGAGGCTGCTGGTGTACGACACCGAGAAAGGACTCTGGCACGAGGAGGACGCCACCGGCTGGGCCATGTGCTCCACCGGGCGGCAGCTCTACCTCTGGGACAAAGAGGCCATCTGGGCCGCAGACGGGAGCCGGGAAGCCGGCGGCGAAGAGGACACGGTGGAATACGAGGCTGTGACCGGAGACATCGGACTCGGAGACCCGGACGACAAGTATTGCAGCCGGGTGACGGTGCGGCTGGACGCCATGGAGCGGACCGTGGTGACGCTGTGGGCCAGCTTCGACGGCGGCGAGTGGCAAGAGATGGGCCGGGTGGACACCCGGGACAGGCGGGTGCAGGTGAACCTGCCCTTTGTCCCGACCCGGCACGACACCATGCGGCTGCGTCTGACCGGAAAAGGGCAGATCGCAGTGAGGAGCATCGCCATGACGCTGAGCAGCAGCGAGGGCGGAAGAGTGAGTGGAGGTGTGCCGAGACGCTGAAAGCGTAGGGCTATGTTCTCTTTTGGTGTCAAAAGAGAACCAGAAAACCACCAGCGATTTCGACGCGCTGGATCCACGAGAAAGGGGCTGCTCGCCCCTTTCAGACCCCAAAGAGGAAGTCGAAGCGGAAGAATGCTAGCCGCTTCGCTAAACGCATTTTTCTCGTTTCTCCGATTTGAACAGAAACGAGAAACCGGAAGGAGGAGCTGAATGGCAAGCATTGTGGGACTTTCCAAGATCTCCATGCCGAGGCTGGAAAAGCTGGATGCGGACAGCGCCCGGGAGCTGAGGAATTACCTGTACCAGATGCAGGAGCAGCTGGAATACATTTTGAGCAACATTGACACGGAGAACCTTGCGGGGGATCTGCAGGAGAAGCTGAAATAACACATTGACAGGAGGACAGAGAACATGAGCAGAGTGAGCGATGCGAGAGTGCAGCTGGATGCGTGGGAGGCAAAGAAGCCGGGCAACTACACCAGCCAGTATAAGGACAAGATCGACGGCGTGATGGGCCAGCTGGACGGGATGAAGGATTTTAGCTACGACCCCACCCGGGATGCGGCCTACGAGCAGTATAAGAACAGCTACACCCGGCAGGCGAAGCTGGCTAACGAGAACGCCCAGGCCAACGCCAGCGCCATCTCGGGCGGGTACGGCTCCAGCTACGGCACCCAGGCGGGCCAGAGCGCCTACCAGAATGCCATGGCGGGCCTGAGCAATGCCACGAACGGGCTGTACAGCCAGGCACTGAGCCAGTACACCCAGAAAAAGAGCGACCTGCAGAACCAGCTGAGCGGATACCAGCAGGCCGAGGCGCAGGACTACGAGAAGTACCAGACCAACTACCAGAACTGGGAGAACCAGCGCAACTACTATCAGAACGTGTACAATCAGGCGGCCAGCGAAAGCCAGGCGAAGAAGAGCCGGGGGACGGGCCTCTTTGGGACGATCCTGAGCGTTGCCGCAAGCCTGCTGCCGTTTCTGTTGTAAAGAAAAAGCGCCCAGCCCGGAAGGGGCTGAGCGCTTAGGGATTTATGCAAGATGGAGCTTTTCCTTCAAGGCGTCCTGAAGAACGCCGGAGAAGTTGATGTGTGCGGCCTCGGCTGCATCATTGAGCCAAGCGGGGACGGAGAGGGTCTTTTTAACAGGGCGGAACTGCTTTTGGTAAGCAGCCATATCAAAGGGGACCATGACCACAAAGTCTCCGGCCTCCACCGGAAGAGAGGAAGGAACGGAAGGAGTGGGGAAGACAGCGCACTCCTCCAGCATCAGGCCGATGGCATCCTGTGCCATCCGCACAGCCTCATCCATCGTATCGCCCTGCGTAAAGCAGCCCTCGATGTCGGGGACGGTGACAGAATAACCCGTTTCTTCGGGGTGGAACACCGCGGGATAGAAAACAGCGTTCATAGAAATGCCTCCTTATTTCTTCAGACCGGCCAGTTTGAGGATATTTTTCTCTGTGCCGGGTTTGAGGTCTTTGGCGTGGAAAGGGACGATAGTGGTCTTGCCGGTGGTGGGGTTGTGGTATTTGCGATGAGAACCGTTGGAGCTGACGAACACGAAACCGTTCTGCTCGAGCAGGCGAACGATCTCTTTGGGGGTCATTGGCATGAAGATGCACCTCCGAATCTGTAATTATAATATATACGTATTTTACGTATTTGTCAAGAGAGGAGTTAAAGATGGGCGTATTCAAGAGATACAAGGACGCGCAGGCGGCGCAGAAGGACGCGGAGAACGCGATGCCGGGGGCGTACCAGAGCAACTACACCGACCGGATCAACGAGGCACTGGACAGCATGGGCGCAGCCAGCAATGCGGGCTATGACGTAGGCACGGACAGCGAACTCTACCGGCAGTACCGCGCGGGCGCGCAGGCGAATGCCAGGGCGGCGGCTGAGAACGCCGCTGCGGGCGCTGCCGCGCTGAGCGGTGGGTACGGCTCGAGCTACGCAAACAGTGTGGCCCAGCAGGGCTACCAGCAGGCTATGGCGAACGTGGACAGCGGGCTTTCGGGCCTGCGGGACAAGGCCCTGACCCTGTACCAGCTGAAGCAGAACGGCCTCTCGGGGCTGCTGAGCGCGCTGCAGAATCAGGACAGTCTCGAGGCGGCAGAGCATCAGGGGGCTGTGGCCAACGCGCAGGACTGGCGGGACTACAAGAAGAGCCGGACAGACCAGGCGGCGCAGGAAAAGAGCGACTTCCTCTCGAACCTGTGGGAGATGGCGAAGAGTGTAGGCAGAGCCGGTCTGACGGCCTACGACACCTACAAGGGATACACCCAGCAGCAGTGGGAGAACGAGTTTGCCCGGGAACAGTGGGAGTACAACAAAGAGCGCACCGGCCAGAGCGATGCACTGAATGCCTACGAGCAGGCGTTCAACCTGTACCAGCAGGGGGCGGGCGATGCCGCGAACGCCGTGCTGGGCCGGTATGGTCTGGATACCGGAATCTTCGACAATTACAGCGGCGCACCCATCACCCGCGCAGACAAGGCAGGTGCGCTCACGACCGCAGCCGGGCTGGCAGGCGGCGGCAGCGACGAGGCCGCACGGGCGGTGCTGGAACTGTACGGCCTGGATCCGAACTCTGTGGGAGATTACAGGACGATCGTAGGACGGCAGCTTGCAACGACGCCGGCGAAAAAGAGCGCAGGCAGCTCGGGCGGCTCTTCGGGCAGAAGGAGCGGAGGAACGAAAAGCAGCGGGAGCGGCTGGACGAACAGTCAGCTGCAAAGTATGGCAAAGACATTTTCCTCTATGAAGGGAAATGAGCCGCTGTACGATTTTTACAAGCAGACGCTGACGGATAATGGGTGGCTCAATGCGGATACTGCGAACGTCCAGAGCGCAAGCCAGAGCAGCGGCGTAGATATGGCGGCAATGCTGGCAAAGAACTATGCGAAAAAAGGTTATAGCGCGTGGGCTATTATGAACAATATGAGCCAGAACGGGTACAGTGATGACGAAATCGCAAGAGCGCTTGAGAAAGCGGGGGTGAAGGGCTGATGGCGTGGACAGCAGAAAAAGTTAAGGCGATGAGAGAAAGCAACCCGTCGAAGGCGGCAGAAAGCTCTGGGTGGACGGCGGAAAAGGTGAGAGCTATCCGCACCAAGACACCGAATCCGTCCACTGCGTCGAGCACAGTACCGCCCAAAAGCAACATCTATGCAGATGCCTTGCAGCAGTACACCGAGCGGCACGCCAGCGACATGGGGGAGGTGGATGCGAGGAACGATACCAGTCTTGCCGGAAGAGCACTCGCCCGGCAGGACCTCTCAGCCACTGGCGTGTCGGGCAAGTTTCCGCTGGACGCTGGAAGCTCTGCGGGGCGTAAAATGGCGGGCGCTGCTACAGAGGACAGCGGCAGCGGCCCTGCGCGGCAGATGCCGGAAGCGGCAGCCCGGGCGCTGGACATGGGGCGGAAGTGGGGCATACCTGCGAAGAGTGGGAACGTGCTGGAGAACGTGGGCAGCGGGGCCATGGCCTACGGCAGCGGCCCGGCGCAGGAGCTGAGAGCCAGCTTTGCCAAGGACAGCGTACCGGACGAGTTCGACCGAATCAACCAGTGGCTGGACACCGGGGACAACAAGAATCTGGCCGATGCGGTGCGGCGGGTGGACAACACCCACGGCGCGTACACGGACGCCGACCTGATCAAGAAGGGCGGCTGGACACAGGCGCAGATCGACGAGGCTCGGAAGATGAACGCGGCGCTGGACGCCATCCCCGCATGGAAACGGGGGGTGCGCCGGACGGCGAACACCATCGGCGGCATCGGAGACACGGTGGCAGCTGCCCCGGTGCTGGGCGCGGAGTACGGCGTGCAGGCGGGAAAGAACATCGCGGCCACCATGGAGAACTGGGAGAAGGTACGGAAGGAGGTGAAGGGCGACGAACACGCCCAGAGCCTGTTTGACCTTTTGACCGACGTAGACATGGAATATAACCCCACCTGGCCGGAGAGCCGGAACCGGGAGCTCATCTCGATGGGGTACAACTCCAAGGAGATCCGGGAGATGCGCCAGAAGCTGGCGGGGTTGGAAGTGAGCGACGGCATCGACAAGAACCAGAGCGTGGGCTACCAGCTCTACGACCGCGGGCAGCGGCTGACGGCTGCGGCCCAGAGCGGCCTGAGCCCGGCGCAGAAGGCCGTGGCGGGGGCCGTGACCAGCGCAGCGGAAAATCTGGCCATTTTCGCAGGCGGCGATGGCGTTGCGTGGATCCTGCCTATGCTGAGCGCCCAGGGCGCGGCAGAGGCCATGGGCCAGAGCGCGGAGAAGGGTGAGAGCGCCGGTAAGGCATTGGGCGGCGGCCTCGCCAAGTTTGGCGCAGGGTGGGCCATCAACTCGGTGGGCGCGGCTGACCTTGCAAAGACCATGGGCTCGGACTACGCGAAGGACACGATGGCCGGGCAGATCGCGGACTGGGTGCAGGGGCTGGCAGGCAGCTCGGAGCTGGCGCAGCGCTACCCGGCGGTGGCTGCGGCCATCTCGGGCGGCATCGACAACTCGATGCAGGCATTCGCGGAGACCTATGCGGACATGGCCATTGACGCTGCGCTGGGGGACAGCGAGGCGGCGAAGAACCTCTTCAGCAAAGACACCTTCCTCACCGCGCTGGAAAGCGGACTCTCCGGCGGTGCATCCGGCGCGCTGGGCGGCGCGATCGGCACGGGACTGCGAGGCATGAGCGAGGGACTGAGCCGGACGACGGAGCGTTACGACCGGACGGACCGGATGAAGCGGGCTGCCGCCCAGCAGAAGGAGTGGGAGGCCCGGACGGCGGAGCCCTCTCAGTCGGCTGCGGATAGCTCTGCTGATAGAGCGCTGGCAGGGCAGGACCTCTCAGTCGCTGACGCGACAGCTCCCCTTAAAAGGGGCAACGGCGACGACCGCGGCCAGTGGCCGAAACAGGGAGGAGCTGTTGGGGCAGCGGCCAGCGGGATGCAAGCGACAGCGCAGCAGACGCTGGGAGCCGCAACCCGGGCGCAAAGCGCCACTGGCGTGCCGGACAGCTCTCAGCTGGACGCCGGAAGTGCTGCGGGGCGTGAGATGGCGGGCCTTGCGACAGAGGGAAGCGGCAGTGGACCTGCGCAGCAGACACTGGAAGCTGCAACCCGGGAGCAAAGCGCCTTTCTTAAAGGAAACTCCACTGAAAGTATGCAGCGGGCGGATGCGCAGCAGGCGCAGACGGAAGGAGTAAACAGCAGCGTAAACGAGGCTGCTGCGCAGTCGGAAAACCCGGCGGTGCGGCAGTTTGCCGAAGTGGCGGCGAACGACAGCCTGACGGGCAAGACCATCGGGCTGTTTACGCCGAACGCCGAGAACCGGGAAAACCGTGCGGCTTTTGAGCAGGCTTACGGCGTGACGCTGCCCGACACTGCGGGCGCGACCCGCCGGATGCTGCGGGAGATCGCCGCACAGCAGAAGGCGAAAAGCGAAGCGGTGCCTGTCGTACAGAGCGCAGAGCTGCCCAACGAAGCTGTGAGTGTGCCGCAGACGGTGCAGGATGCCCCCACAGAAAACGCCGACGCCATGCCGGAAATGGCTGCGCCGGACAACGTGCGTGAAGCGACTGCCGCTGTAGGTGAAACCGACAGCTACGAGAACGCCCCGCTGCGGGAGACTCTGGGACTCCGGCCGGAAGCGCCGAAGACCCAGCGGGAGGCCGAGGTGCAGCGGGCGCTGGAAGGCTGGCGGGTGACGGACAAGGCAGCCGAGACCATCAGCAAAAATATGCCGGACAGGGTGGACGCTGACCGGTATGCGGCCGCAGCGTCGCCGCTGTACCGGCTGGGCCGGAGCGGCGCTGCCACCTTTGCGCAGGCGCTGGAGCTGGCGGGCAGCATGAGCGGCACGGCGGCGGACATCAACTACATCCTGAGCACCGACGCCGGGCGGACGGCCCTTGAGATCGCCTACACCCAGGGCAAGGGCGAACGGATGCTCTACGCTGAAAAGATGGCCGGGCTGGGCGGGACACTTGGCAGCGAGAGCACCAGCGGCAGGGGCGAGGTATACGCCAAGGGTACGATGCGGCAGGAGAGCGACCCGGCCAGCCAGATCATCAGCCTGAACGCCGCGGCCACCGGCACGGATGCTGTGCTGAGGGATGTGCTGCAGAATGACCGGAACATCAGGGCCTATGTGGACACCGAGACGGCCCGGATCTTCTTCGGCGACAGTGCGCAGGACATCTTCGGCACGGTGCTGCACGAGGACTACCACTGGTACAACGCGCTGGACACCGAGGGCGCACGGACTTTGCAGGAGCACGCGCTGGAATATCTGGCGAAGAGCAGCGGCTACGAAAGCCTGGACGAGATGATCCGGGCGAAACTGCAGGATTACAGCGCCCAGAGCCTGACCTATGAGCAGGCAGCGGAGGAGCTGGTGGCCGACGCATGGCGGGGCATCTTTGACAGCGAGGAGAGCATCAAGCGCTGGGTGACGTTCCAGCGCGGGCAGGCAGAGAAGAATGCAGGCAAGAGCGGCACCATCCACAAGGTGATGGAGCAGGTGCGGCAGATGCTGGATGGGCTCATCAGCCGGGCGAAGGAAGTGCTGACCATCGACCCGGACAACCGCGCCGCCCTGAAAGCGAAGCGGCTGGCCGAGGCCGAAAAGCGCGCTTTGCAGGACGAGTATTTCGCCCATGCAGAAAAGGCCATGGACAACCTGCGGGCGGCAAAAGAAAACGCCGCAACTCTCAAGACCGAGAGCGCGGCGGAAAAGCAGGGGGTTCGGCTTTCGATTTTGAAGGATAAGGCCGGAGAGACTTATATCAAAATCGACGAAGATATTCTGAAGGATGTCCCGCAGGAAGAGTGGAAGTCTACGGTCAAGCAGGCTATCAAGGAGCGTTTTCCGAACGGCTTTAAGCGGAACGGCTGGACGATTGAAAATACGAAAGAAAGCCGCAAAGAATTTGTCTGGTCAAAGTATACGAAAGCATTGCAGTGGGAGAGCGCAAATGCCTATGCAGATAAAATGCGGATAGCAGCCAATCTGGACGAGATCATCCGGACGGCAGACGAAGTATACCGTGAGCCTGCGAACCACAAGAATGCGGAAGCATTCAACCGGGGAAAAATCAAGATCCAAGTCGGGCAGAACGCCTATGAGGCGGATGTGCTGACGGCCATCAAAACGGACCAGCGGGAGATATTCTATGATATTGTGGACATTAAGTCCATAAAAATAGAGACCTCCGGCAAAGCCCACATAGAATCCGAAGATTCGAGGAGCAGCGGGCCGGAGGTCTCGGTAGAAGCCTCCGGTGGAACCGTCACCAAAACACAAAGTCATGATGCCAGCAGATTGCCGGAGGCTTCTAAGCAAAGTATAGCACGAACCTCCGACGAAAGCAAGAGAACCGACGAGGCTGTGAAGAAAACGGTGAGGTTCCAGCTAAGCGCTCCGGTGGAAGTAGGCAAAACCAAGGAACTGGTGGCTGTACATAATCTAACAGAAGAGAATCTGAAGGAGGCACTGGAACTGGGAGGTATGCCGTCGCCTTCTATCGCGGTGGTGAAGGCACAGGACGGCCACAGTAAGTATGGCCCCATCTCACTGGTGTTTGGGCCGGACAGCATTGACCCGCAGGCCAGCAGAGCAAACCGGGTGTATGGTTCGGATGCGTGGACGCCGACCAGGCCGAACGTGGAGTACGAGGTAAACAGCAAAGCGGCAGCTGATTTTGAAGATACTGTATACGAAGCCAGCCAGAGCGATTTTGAGGGAAAGTTTGCAAACAGCTCGTCGCTGCAGCGTATTGGTGTAGATGAGGTGAGCAGCGAAAATCGTGAGGAGTTAGCGCAGAAGCTCCAGCGGGATACTGCGGTGCAGCTGGCGTATCTGAAAGCTCAGGGCGAGAAGGTAGAACCCATATACAGGACGGAGAAGGAACAGTTCGATAGCCTCGGGAATGATTCACTGGAAAAAATCATCGAATATGCCGGGGCGGACGAACTCAAGAAAGTCTTCGAGGGAGGAGACTTTGACCTGATGGACAAGCTGGCCGACAAAGCAGCGGATGCACTGGAAGAAAAGTATACACACGGCTCGCTGGAAGGTCAGAATCGGCGATGGCAGATGCGTATCAATAAACTGCGCAATGAGAACCGTGGACGCCTGTATGGCCTGCTCGAACACGCGTATAAGATGATGACTGATACCAGCAATGGAAAAGTAGAGCTGGATGTGGAAGCTACTAGAGAAGCCATCCGGCAGGCGGCTCCCGAAGCAGCGGTGAAAAACTGGGTAAAGGAACAGCTTGGAAGTGTGCTGGGACAGAAAGGCATCCGAAACAGCAAAGACCGTTTCACACCCGGCGGAAAGAGACGAAGTTTTGCGGAACTGCATAATCCCTATACGCTGGAAAACCTTGTGGCGGCTATGAATGCACAGAATGCCCGAGGACAGGATGTGTGGGGAGTGTCAGCTGCAACGCTGATGTCAACTACGACCGCAGAGTATAAAAGCCTTGATGAGGTACGGGCAGACAAGAACCGTTTACAACAGATGCCGGAAGAAGAATATAAGGCGCTGTTGGAAAAGGCAGACGGCCAGATTGAAAAGGTCGTTGACAAGCTGCGCAGCGAGACAGAAGCCCACACGGACAACAGCTTTGAAGAGCGGGAAATACTGGGTGACATTCTGCTGCGAGCTGCACAGGGAAGCCAGACAGCCGCAGCGATTGGCAAGGTCTTTGCAAAAGAAGGCTACATCATTGGTAAGGACACAGCCCAGATGATACGGCAGCTGTACAAAGATGTGGCCGCTATCCCTACCGGGTATTTTAAGGCTAAACCTCAACGTGCAGTGGGCTTTGATGAGGTAAAGGCAGCTGTCCTGCCGGACAACGCCAGCGAGACGCTGGTGAACAGTCTGAAGGAGCAGGGTGTGCCGGTATATCAGTACAAAGCCGGAGACGATGCCAAGCGCACCGAGATTTTGAACAAGCTGCCGAATGTACGTTTCCAGAAGGCTGAACAGGCCGACCGGGAGGCGAAGCAGAACCAGCAGCGGCAGGCCAGCCGGGTACTGGCGGAAAAGGCGGCGGCCTTTGATACCCTGAACCAGTTTTTTGGTCTGACGAAGAACACCCGGCTCTCGGACGCTGCTCTCGAGAGCCTCGCCATCCGATGGACGAAGACCAACGGCAGCCGGGCCGACCGGACGAAGCTGGCAAACGAGACGCGGGCGCTGGTGGAGTATCTGCGCTCGGAGGGAGCAGACATGGCCAAGGCACAGGGACTGGCCGAGACGCTGGCGGGCGAGGTGCTGGACGAGGCCACCTACCGGAATACGGAGCTGTGGAACGAATACCCCGACCTGCACGACCTGACCTACACGGTAGACAAGAACGGCAAAGCCAAGGCCGAGCTTGTGAAGCGGTACGGAAGCTGGACAGAGGCGGTGGCCGAGGCCCGGCGCCACGGCGTGAAGCTGCGGCAGGCGGAGGGATACCGGGACGGCAACCCGGCGGAACAGTACGAGGCCATCGTGAACGACACCCGGGCCGTGGGCGGCGTGAAGGAGAGCGCTGCGGCACTCTTCCACTCGGCGGCACAGGAAGCGGGCGTGGCGGGCGCAGCCAGCATGGAGAGCACGGAATGGCTCGACGTGCTGATGAACGTACACGACACCATCAAGCCCAAGATGATGAGTCGGTTCGCGGACGCTGCCGAATACGAGGACGCCAAGGTGGAACTGGCGGGCCGGATGATCGGCGACATCATGAGCCACCCGGAGATGACCGATGCCGAGGCGGTGTTTGAGGGCATCCTGAAACACAACCGGGAGGTGGCCGCAATGGCCGCCGGCAGCGAGGAGCGGGCGGCTGAGGTGACGAAGGGGCTGAAGAGTGTGCAGCAGGCCCAGCGGAAAGCCTTTGCCGACCGGATGCGGGAAAACAGCCGCAGCCAGAGCGCCGAGGTCAAGAGCGTGAGCCGGGCAGAACGACAGCTTAACGAGAATCTGGAAACGCTGGGCGCACAGGTGAGCACAGCAGCGGGTCTCGACGAGAAGATGACCGCTCTGCGGGAAGCCTACGAGCGGGAATGGAAGGCCGAAAAGAACCGGATGAAGCAGGCCCGGCAGGAGATGCTGGACGAGATAAAGCTGGAGCGCCGACAGCTGCGCTCCCAGATCAACGACCTTTCCCGGCAGGTGGCCGGAGAGCAGCGGCGGGCCGACCGGGCGGAGCGTCAGCTGCTGATACAGGAAAACGAGATCATGGAGTGGGAGGCCGAGAACCAGCGCAAGGCGGAAGCGTGGCAGGAAAAGCAGGCCCAGCGGAATGCCATTGCCATTGAAACGGCCCGGCAGCAGCGGGACGAGGACGTAGCCGTGGCCAAGGCACTGGCCGAAAAGCGGGTGCAGAAAGCCCGGGAAGGACGGAAGGCGGACGAACTGAAACGGAGCATCCGGAACAATGCCGCCCAGCTCAACCAGATGGTGCTGCGGCCGAAGCCCGGGAAATATGTACAGAAGAGCCTCATCGTGCAGGCTGCCGAGGTGGCGAAGCTGGCGGACATGACGGTGCTGAACAACAACGCCGTGGCCAAGCTGACCGCCCTGCAGGACAGCATCCGGCGCAGCGGAGAGATGGACGCCGGCATCCACGCCGACTGGGAGAACAGCGGCGTGGAAAACCTCATCCAGATGCTGCGGGACGACATGAACGCCAGCAAGCAGGCAAAGCTGGACCGGCTGAACAAGCAGCTGGAAGAAGCCAAGGCTCTGCCGGACGGCGACAAGGCCGAACAGCTGCGGGACCGGCTGCGCCAGCGCATCCGGGAGACGGAGAACCGCACCTATCTGCCCATGACGGTAGACCAGCTGCGGATGCTGAAGGCCATCACGGCCAGCACCCTGCACATGATCCGGACCGAGAACAAGACCCTGAGCCTTGCGAGGGCCGAAGAAGTGGACGGCATGGCCATGAAGGCCGCCCACGAGGTGCTGAACTCGGAGGGTAACGGCTTCGGAGAGAAATTTGAAAAGGCGAAGGGCGCGATGAACCGCTACCAGCTGGACATGCTGGGCGGCACGAGAATGTTCCGGCGCCTGGGCGGCTACACCAAAAACGGCCAGATGGAGAAGCTGGGGCAGATGCTGAACGACGGCCAGCGGCGGCAGACGGAGATCCTGGTAGAAGGCGAAAGCCTGTTTGCCAACGTGACCGGCAAGGAACACCTGAAAGAGGTGGAGGCATTTGCAGGCCCCGGCGCAGAGCTGGTGGACATCGGCCTGAAGGACAGCAAGGGCAATGCCGTGCCGCTGAACCACGCACAGCTGTGCAGCCTGTACATGCTGCTGCGCAACGAGGACAGCCGCCACCATCTGATGACCGGCGGCCTGACCCTGCCGGACGCTGCCCAGTACGCCAAGGGAAACATCGAGAGAGCCTACCAGCGCAGCCAGACCGTGATACTGGGGACGCTGGTGGACGCCGACGGTGTCCCGATAGCCGACACCATTTTGCAGACGGTACAGGACGCCATGACGGACTATGACCGAAACTGGTGCAAGGACATGGAGGACTTTTTCGGGCGGTACACTACGAACCTCATCAACGAGACCAGCATGAAGCTGCTGGGCTATGACCGGGCCACCGTGAAGAACTACTACCCCATCGCGGTAGACCGGAGCACGCTGGCGACGGAGATCGAGGGCGTGAAGATGGATGCCACCATCGAGGGCAGGGGCTTTTTGAAGGAGCGCGTGAAGAGCGACAAGCCCATTTTGCTGGAAGAGTGCCAGAACGTGGTAAAGCGGAGCTTGCGGGACACGGCAGCCTATGCGGGCCTTGCGGCCCCCATCCGGGACGTGCAGCGGGTACTGAACAGCACCGTGGAGACGGCGGAGGGCATCGGCGTGCTGAAGGACAAGATCATCGGCGAGAAGTGGGGCAGGGAGACGGTAAGCTACATCAATGACCTGCTGACCGACCTGCAGACCAGGCAGCGGCACCGCAGCAGCACCATGAGCCGGGCGCTGGATAGGATGCGGGGCAACTACGCCGGAGCCATCCTGACCGTGAACCCGGGCGTGGCCATCGCGCAGGCGGCCAGTCTGCCCACGGCGGGCGCTGTGCTGGGAGCAGACACCATGGCGGCGGTGCTGCCCTTCGTGAAGAACTTCTCGGGCAAGCAGCGGGCCGCGGTGGAAGCAGAGATCCGCCAGCACGGCGACGCCCTGCTGCAATACCGGCTGCGGGGAACGAAGCGGGGCGAGATGAGCTCCATCGGCGCGCACAAAAACCTTGTGGCGAAGGCCTCGGAGGCCATGCCTGCCGTGACCGGCTGGATCACCGGCATGGACGAGATCACGGTGGCCGCGCTGTGGGAGGGCGCGAAGCGGTATGTGGAGCGCCACGCAGCGGAGTTCGGCGAGGGTGCCGCGGAGAAGGGCAGCGAAGCCTACTGGGAAGCCGTGAACAAGATGTACCAGCGGGTCATCGAGGAGACCCAGCCCAACTACACCACCATGCAGCGGGCGGGCATCCAGCGCAGTGACAATGAGTTTGTAAAGACGCTGACCATGTTTACCACCCAGCGCTTCCAGAACTACGGCATCCTGGCCGACGCCGTGGGCGACTACAAGGCTCAGAAGGCGCGGTACGCTGCCGACCAGAGCGCCGAGAACAAGGCCGAGGTACAGCGGGCCGGGCAGGGCCTGCGCCGGGCGGCGGCAAGCCAGGTCGTGCAGACGGCGGTGTTTGCCCTGATGAAGATCGGCGCAGACTTCCTGCTCCACCGGTGGGACAAGGAGCGGGACGAGAACGGCGACATCACGGCGGCCAGCGTGGGCAAGCGGTTCTTCGACCTGTACACCGAAAGCGCAGCCGGAAACTTTTTGTACGGAGCGGAGATCTACAGCGTTATCTCGAACGCCGCAAGCGGCGCGGACTACGACGTGGTGAGCGCCACCAATATCAGTGCAGTGAACGATCTGTTTGCCGCCTTTGCCAAGACCGCCAAGCTGATGCGGACGGACACAGGCGAGATGAGCGAGGAAGAGCTGGCGGCGCACCACCAGAAGCTGAACAAGGCGGTGCTGAAGGACATCCAGTGCGGCCTTGAACTCTACGGCGTCCCGGCGGCCAACATCCGGAAGGTGATGCAGGCGTTTGAAGGCTACTGGGAGGATGCACAGGCCATCGGCAGAGGCGAAGGGTTTAGCTTTAGCTCTGCACCCTCTTCGGCCACCGGGCAGTACGACCGGCTGCACAACGCCATCCAGAGCGGAGACAGCGAGGAGGCTGCTGCGGCGATGAAGAAGCTGGAGCAGATGGGCAAGACGGACAAGGTGGACAGCGAGCTGGCAAGGCGGCTGAAGCAGTACGACGCCGACGTACTGGCGGCGGCCGAGGCCCGGAACGCCGGAAAGACCCGGGCCGAGGAAAAGGCCCGGCAGGCCGTATTCGAGAAGCTGCGGGAGGGACTGGGCGTCGCCCCCGCGACGGACAGGGCCAAGGGCAAAGCGGACGCGTCCCGGCGGGCGCAGCTCATCGACCTTGTGAACAAGGCGGTGGACGGCAAGGCGGACGAGCTGCTGGCGGGCAGCAAGGACGGCAGCATATACGACGCGCTCCTGGACGAAGTGGAAAATGGCCGGGCAAAGGACGCGCAGGAGGAGCTTGACCGCCTGATGACCGCAGGCAAGGACAAGGGCAGCATCAAGAGCAAGATCACCGAGGCCGTGAAGGAAGAGTATCTGGCCGGAAGCGACGGCGACCGGGAGAAGCTGGAGAAGAAGCTGCTGGCCCTCGAGGACGCAGACGGAAACCCGCTGTACGAGGAAAAGGACTTTGCGCAGTGGGTGAGCGCTGCGGACAAGAAGGCGGAGAAGGCGAAGGACGAGAGAAACTGGTGGGAGGGAGTGAAATAAGATAAGGGCAGACGCTCTGGTGATGGACCGGGGCGTCTGCCCTTTTTGTATATCTGGATAAGTCTGCAACGGCGACGACCGCGGCCAGTGGCCGAAACAGGGAGGAGCTGTTGGGGCAGCGGCCAGCAAGATGCAAGCGGCAGCGCAGCAGATGCTGGGAGCCGCAACCCGTGCTCGCCTGCGGCGAGACCTTACAAAACTAGTGCGGGCTTGAATAAGTCCGCAGTAGTTTTGAAGCAGGGGACGTGGTAGGCTGGAGAAGAAGAGGTCTTTAGAAACGGCAGCGGACCGGAAGGAAACCTCTCAGCTTTGCAGTCCGCCTGACGGCGGCGCTGCAAAGCAGCTCCCCTAGCGAGGGGAGCCTTTCTCAAAGGAAGGAGCCTCAGAGTGAAAGTAAGGATCATCAAAGACCGATTCGGCGGGATGGGCTGGCGGGCTGAGCCGGGCGTGCTGCATCTGGGCGGCGTAGGAACGGCAGGCGTGGAGAGCCTGAGCTTCGCGCTGCCGGAGGAGTGGAGCGGGATGGCCGTGACCCTGCACATCGAGCAGGAGGGCGGCACGCTGCCCCAGCCGGTGCTGCTGGACGAGAGCCGGACGGTGACGGTAGACCACCGCTTTACCACTGCCCGGCAGGGACTGTGGATGCTGCTGGCCCAGAGCGCGGACGGCTACACAGCCATGAGCTGCCCGGCGAAATACGACTGCTATGACACCATCGGACTGTCGGGTACAGTGGAGGACATCGACCCCAGCGTATACGCCCAGTTTGTGGCGCTGGTGCAGCAGGCCGTGAACACGGCCATGAACGAAGGTGCAGCCGCAAAGGACGCGGCCAAGACGGCGCAGGCGGCGATGGATGCCGCCCAGAAAGGCGCTGCGGCCACCCAGAAGGAGCGGATGGATGCCGAGGACGCCGAGAACGCCGCGGCCCTTGCGGCGGCAAAGACGCAGGCAGACATCACAGCTGCGGCCGCCAGCGCGGCCAGAGCCCTGGGCGCGGCAAACGAGACGCTGGACGCCTGCACCGCTGCCACTCAGGCAGCGAACCGGGCGGCGAACCTTGCCCCGAAAAAGAAGGAGCGCCGCCTGCTGATGCGTCTGCTGCGGGAAGCTGCCTACCAGACCAGGACCGCCGACACCCTGCTGGACCAGCTGAGCGGGGTATGGGCCGAGGTGCCGGTGGAGGCCGTGTGGCTGACCCAGGACAGCCTGACCCTGTATGCGGGAGAGCGGACGGCGCTGGGAGTCCGGATCAGCCCCGAGAATGCAACGGAGCAGACCGTGCTGTGGGAGAGCAGCGACGAGGCTGTGGCCACGGTGGAGGACGGCGTCATCACGGCGAAGACCCCCGGCGGGACACGGATCACGGCCCGGGCGGACGGATGCAGCGCGGAGTGCGCCGTGCTGGTGAGACCGGCGGTGGAGCGCGTGACCCTGAGCGCCGACTCCCTGACCCTGACGGCGGGTGAGGCGGCGGTGCTGGACGCAGCCGCCGACCCGGAGGGCGACGTGGCGTGGATGAGCAGCGACGAGACCGTGGCCGAGGTGAGCGACGGCACCGTGACGGCAAAAAAGCCGGGCGCTGCAGCCATCCTCGCGGCCAGCGGCGGGAAATACGCCTGCTGTGCCGTGCGGGTGCGGGAGGCCGAGACGCCGGTGGAGACCGTGGCCCTGAGCCAGACCGCCCTGACACTGAAGCCGGGGGAGACTGCGGCCCTGACGGCCACAGTCAGCCCGGAGGCCGCTGATCAGGCTGTGGTGTGGTACAGCGCCGACCCGGAGACCGCCAGCGTGACCGGAGGCGAGGTGGTGGCCATCTGCGCCGGAACAACGGAGATCGCGGCCATTGCGGGCGGCGTGAAGGCAGCGTGCAGCGTAACGGTGGCCGAGGACGGCCTGAGAGCCGCCAGCCTGATGCTGAGCGCCGGGACGCTGGAGCTGACAGAGGGCAGGACTGCCGCCCTGACGGCCACGGTGCTGCCCACCAGCATCCCCCAGAGCAGCATCGTATGGACCAGCTCCAACGAAGAGGCTGCCGTGGTGGACGGCGGCGTGGTGACGGCCCGCGCCGCCGGCGCGGCCATCATCCGGGCCAGCGTGGGCGGCAAGACGGCAAGCTGCACCGTGACCGTAAAGGCGGCGAGGGTGCCGGTGAGCAGCGTGACGCTGGATCGCAGCACCCTTGAGCTGAGCGTGGACGGCACGGCCCGGCTGACGGCCACGGTGCGGCCCGAAAACGCCGACGACCGCACCGTGGTGTGGCAGAGCAGCCGGGAGGACGTGGCCACCGTGAGCGGCGGCATCGTGCGGGGCGTGGCCGAGGGCAGCGCACTCATCAGCGCCACGGCAGGCGGCGCAAAGGCCGAATGCAGTGTGACGGTGAGCCAGGCGCTGGTGTGGTGCAGCGTGGTGAACCGGCTGAGCCATGTGACCACCGACCAGACCGCCGTCGTGGTGGCGAAGGGCCGGGCCTACAAAGCCGCCCTGACCGCCGAGAGCGGGTACACCCTGACCGAAGTGAGCGTGAAGATGGGCAGCGAGGACGTGACCGGAAGTGCGTGGAACGCCGAAGAGAGCTGCGTGAACATCGAGGCCGTGACCGGAAATGTGGTCGTCACGGCAAAGGCGGAGGTAAAAGAATGAGTGAACCTATCTACAACAGCGCCGGTGAGGTGCTGTACCCGGGCCTTGCGGGCGACGGGGCCGGATACCGGGGAAGCCGGCTTGTGACCCTGACGCCGGAGAGCTGGGAGAAGGCAGAGGGAGCTTGGCCCCTGATGCAGGCCGCCCCGGTGCCGGAAGCGAAGACCGGTTACGTGGCTCTCGGATCCTACCCGGACGGCTACGGCGCGGCGGCGCAGGAGGCGGGATGCCCAGCCTACTGCGAGGCGCGGGACGGCTTTGTCTGCTTTTACGCCCGGGCGAAGCCCTCCGGAGACATCCAGGTGCAGGTAACGCTGCTGGGCGAAGCGGGCAGCGCTGCGGTGGCCGGGCCGGTGGCGGGGAGCGGCGTGAGAGTGGATCCTACCCTCACCATCTCCGGCGCTGCGGCAGATGCCTCCGCCACCGGTGTGCGCCTGCGGATGCTGGAGATGACCCTTGGCACGCCGGTAGAGGGCAGCGCCTTTATGACGGCCTTTGACACGCTGGAGGGCGTGGCGTTGGAGGGCGTGTGGAACAAGGCGGCGAGCCGCATTGATTTTTAGGGGAAGGAGGATTTGAATGCAGATCAAAGACTTAGCCATCGGGGACGGATACGTCTATCTGATGGAAGACGGCGCCAAAGTCAAGTTTTACGCGCTGTGCCACAACTATGAGTCTGTCCTGAACGGCATGGGACGGACCATGTTTTGCCGGGAGAGTCCGGCGACGAGCGGGATGCATATTGGACATGGCGAATACAGCTACTGCGTCAATGATAACATTGAGGACACTTGGTACAAAAACACCTATGTGAATAAGTTTTCCGACGAAGTACGGAACTTGATCGGCACGACAAAATATATCGGTCAATATGTTAGGATGTCTTATACGCAGACCGGCAATCCGTCTAAAGCAGTACTTTATAGTGACACATACGAATCAAGCTTTTTCCCTCTTTCGACAGCAGAAGTCGGGGGCTCAGGCTTCTCCGACGGTTCTGCGCTTTCCTCAGCCGCGATCAGCAGGATCGGCAGCATTCGAACCCGCTACGGAAGCGGCATCTGGACGAGAAGTCCATCTTGGATCTTGACGGGTAATGGCACGACAGGCTTTCCGAGGCGCTACTACTATGCCAACGGCCAATACATATCTTCCGCAAGCGGTTCCAGCCTTTCGACTGCCGAAGGAACTTACGGCACTTCTTACGGCTACCTCCCCTGCTTCACCCTGCCGGAGACACTGTACATCGACAAGGACGGCTTCGCCACGGAAAACCAGCCACCGGAAATCACTTCCGATGTGGGAGAAAGCGGTGTGGCGCTGGGCGAGAAAAACGAGCCATTTGTATTGCCCTACACCGTGACCGACGGCGACGGAGACCCAATGCGCATCGTCGAAAAGGTAAACGGTGTGGAGCTGGCCGTCCGCGAGAACGTGGCTACCGGCACCGAACTCACAGTGCAGTGTCTGAGCGAGAAAGCCATGTTCCAGCAGATCCTCAACGGAGAAAACACCCTGACCCTGGAAGCGGACGACGGCAAGACCTCGACAGAGTGGACGGCGACCTTTACCAAAAATGTCACCGGTGCCGTCCTCTCGCTGGCCCAGCCCCTGACGGCAGACGACACCATTACGGTGGCCGCGCTGACACTGGAGGGCAGTTTCCCGGCAGACATGAGCCTCAGCGTGAAACTGACCAACAACGCTCTGGACGAGACCCCGGCGTGGGAGAACTGCACCGACATCCAGCGCGGCGAGAGCCGGGCCTTTGTCCACCACGCCTTTGCCAACAAGACTGCCGCCAAGGGAGCGGCCTTTAACTACAAGGTGACGATCGCCCGGGGCGAAAGCGGCGTCGGCGGCAATATCACCATGATCGGAGGTGTCATCGGATGAGTCTTTGCAAGATGGATAAGAGCCTGAAAGAGCTCCACAGGAAGCTGGAAGAGGCGCAGAAACTCAGGGAGCTGCCCGGCCTCGTGGCGGGGATCGAGGACGCCATGTGTGAGCAGGATATGGAATCACAGGAGCGGCTGGCGACTATCGAGGACTCGCTGTGCGAGCTGGATGCCGCCGTCAACAAGTAAGGAGGACTTCAAAATGGACAAGATCTGGGCAAACAGACTGGTCGCCGGTACCAGAAAGTGGGCAGAGATGCCCGCAAGCCGCCGCCCCGGGGTCAAGCGGGAGCTGGCTAAACGGGTAGCCGAGGGGGAGATCACCCCGGAGCAGTATCGGGACATCACCGGGGAGGCGTAACGGGAAGGCTCCTGACCCCGCCGCAACAAAAAGCAGCCCCCGGGTGGGGGCTGCGGGAGGAGCAGTATTCACTTTGCCGTGACTGGGACAAACTCGATCTTAACCTTCATTCCCATGCCTGCCGCAAGGCGTTGCAGAGTACGGATCGAAGGGTTGCCGTTGCCCCGCTCCAGCTTGCTGATGTCGGTCTGGGCAATGCCCGTCCGCTCCGAGAGCTGTTTCTGCGTCAGACCACTTTCCTTCCGGGCCTTGAGCATCGCCTCGATGACGGAAAACTCCGGGTCAAGGGCATCCCACTCTGCTTTGAAAGCAGAGTCTTTCATCTGTTCAACCAAAAAGTCATTGAAGTTCGTCATGGTTCAGTCTCCTTTCGTGCGAGATAGTCTGCGCGGTATTGCTTTGCAAGAGCGATCTCCACCGGGGGTGTTTTCTGGGTCTTTTTCACGAATCCGTTGGTCAAGATGACTTTCTTCCCAACCACAAAGAAGTAGAGTACCCGGGTAATATCGGAGCCAAGTTTGGTGCGTATTTCAAAGATGCCATCATCCAGCGGCTTGGAGTAAGGCTCCCGCAGCGACGGCCCGGCATCCCGGAGCAGTCCGATCGTGCGCAAAACTTTGGCTCTCATCTTCGTATCAAGGCTCAGAATGAAGTCTTTGGCCGGTTCTGTTCCATCCGGTTTGTCATAGAACTCAATTTCATATTCCTGCACATCTTCACCTCCCGAAAGTGGTTTTATCCTATATCCAGTATAGCGGATATATCCGCTATTGTCAAGCAAAAAAGAAAGGACGAACCTCTCAGGCACTTTGCGCCAGCTCCCCTGATAGGGGAGTCAGAGAGGAGAAAGGATTCAGA